GTTCCTGACAATCTGACCAGACTCTGCGAAGATCATTCCACAGAACGATGCAACGCACGGGTCGCGTACCTCCTCGATCTTGATGGTGAAACCAAGTTTCGCGAAGTCCTCCTTCTTAAGCTCCGCCGCTGTGGCGAAGAGGCCGTCATCACCTTCGACAAAGCCTTCAAGGCTATGTCCCTGGCGGTGAGCCAGGAATTTCGCCAGCATCAGGTTTGTGAAACCATTGCCCAGCGATGTGCACATGTCGCCACTCATCCGCCTACCTCGGACTGTGGCCTTGAGGCCCATACGGGTGCGCATCTTGTTCTCACCCATAATTACGCGACATATGAATTCGGCATGCTTGCTCCAGCCCAAGCAGTGCCGGTAGAGCTCGCACTCGGCTGCGTCCATCACTGCGGGAACGAAGTGACTCTCGAATGCGGTATAGTCCGTGCAATAGTATTTACGACCAGCCTGCCGCATAGCACGGATCAGCTGAGGACGGTCGGGCACCGGAACATGCTTGATGAACTCAGGCCGCGCGTAAAGCACATCCTCAACAGCCTTAAATAAAGGGCCGGAGAAGGCTTTGAATGCGTCCGAGCGCGAATTGATCAGTCTGCACCATTTGAAGACTCCGTAGGATTCGGTCTTGACAAAGGTCTCTATCCGAGTGCACTGGGCCCGAGTCGGGCGGCCTCCCCTCAACGCTTCGTAAGCGTCGCGCAGTTCCTGCTTGCGCGCCTCGTTATACGAGGTAGACGAGAGCCACTCTTCGAAGGTGTACTGCTTGGCCTGTGGCAAGTTCTCCTTGAGCCACTGGCGCACAAAGCTTCTGAATTCAGCAAGTAACTGCGGGTCGTAAGGGGGAATCTTACGCAACAGTCTTTGCCGGAATCCAGCTGCCACCATCTCGGGATCATTGCTGTCGCAGCAAATTGGGGCAAGGCCTGGGACAGCTCCAAACCTCAGGCGACGGAACATGCGGCGACGTCTACGGGTCTTGCGAGTCGGATGGATCGCAGAACCCTGGGCGCAGGGCCCCGGACGCGGAAGCGGCATTTCTGCGGCTCTCACGCCAGTGGCGTAGACCCTGCGACGGGTCATATAGAC